GTGGTCCACTCCATACTTGTCCAAACACGTATTTGCGTAGTCAATCTTAAACCGGTCCGTCTTCGAGTAGTGGTCCACTCCATACTTGTCCAAACACGTATTTGCGTAGTCAATCTTAAACCGGTCCGTCTTCGAGTAGTGGTCCACTCCATACTTGTCCAAACACGCGATTTTACAGTGATTGCTTTTCGAGTAGTGGTCAACTCCATACTTGTCGACCATACACTGTTTCCAATATTTCTGGTTGGTCATAGGTCTCCCGGCCCCAATTTTCTCCAACCATTTTTGAGTAATTTTGGCTTGTATAAATTCGCTTTGGAGAGGAAACTGGACTCCGTAGCGCAATAAACACGTTTTCCGAATCTTTTCAAACGATTGTGGAGTGTGGAAAGAATATTTAACCCCAATTTTAACCATATTAGTTTGTTCTGCCTTTTTTCTAATTTCTTCTACTTTCATATGGTGTGTTTCGCCATATTTTTTCAAACACGTTTCTTTGATTTTTTCTTTGACCACCGCACTTTCAAATGGGTTCGCCACTCCATAACGCCCCAAATTTGTCTTGGCACGACGACTATCGGCGCAGTCAGGACATCTTCTACCGCGTTTAAAGTCGGAATAGCTCATTTTAAAGACGTGATCGTTGTCACATCGAAACGTAACCTCCTTGTTAGTAACGTAGTTTAGGATTTTATACTCTTTTGGAACGTTTTCGTCCAACTTTAGCTGCTCAAACCTTTGAAGCACGTCATCCATCGACGCCTTGTTGTTTGGGATGCACGCGCCACAAAATTGGGACCCCTTTTTTAGATTGCTAAAAGTGCTTGATCGCGTTCGATTGCAAGTGACGCACTTATACGTTACATTCCGCCCGTCCACTGTTAGGATCCGATGACCGGTTAAGTTTAATATTGTATCGTATTTCAGGTCAAAATCGTTTCCGACTTCTTTTTTACAACACAGGGTGCATAAGTCCTTGGGGTCTTTCGAACTTTTTTTATTAGCAAATGTAGTATGAGCGAGTGTTGTTGTATGTCCGATTTCACACTCGTACGATATTTGTTTAGTAGTTTTAAACTCGTTAAACGACGAGACTATTTTGTAACCATGTTCGCGTAGAAACATGGTATAGTTGCAGTACTTGGTTTCGCCCATGCTTTATCTTTTAATATTTTAGAATATTAAAATTTCAATTTTGAATATCATGTTCAACTGCTTGACGTGTATTCTGCGTAGCGACCTCTCTGGGGTTACTACTTGCGGCTTCACTTCGGTAACAATGAATGCTCAGTTCGACCATGGATTTGGTATATGTGTTTAATGCTTCTACATAGTCGTCGTTTTCGTTTCGTGTATTTGTGATTGTTTCGACTGCGTCTTTAAATTTGTTTGTTAAGATGTCGATCCATATGGGTTGTTGGATGAGAAACTGATGGCACGTTTGAGAGTCGTTGCGCACTTTTTGGACTCGTTCGACTGCAACGGCTACGTCGTCGGATGAGATGTTGGCCAAATCTGGAAAAACCATCTCATTCAAATTGATCGGGATCTCCAACACTTTTTTTGTTTTGATCAGGTAACCCAGATAAACCTCTATTTCATCAATGTTCTGAGAGGCGGCCACCTTGTACCGCGCCAACTCATACAACAGTTCGATGGTTAAAAATCCATTTATCAACAAATTATAAACATAAGGAAGATTGGACCCAATACTTTTTTTATATTCGTTTAATGACTGTTGCAATCCTAAATATATGACAGACAATGCAACTCTGTCATCACACGTATCATGTGCGTTGTCGGTTATCGTGTACAAAATGTTGGCGAGTTCGTGGTTGGAGTCGGCGTCTTTTAAACATTCTGAAATTTGTTTGTAGACAAAGTCGGCAACTTTGTTGTTTTTATCGGTTATAAACACAAGTCTCTGATACCAGGGCGAAAGTCTTGCTTTGTCGAGTGTTGTCAGGCCGTTGAAAGCGGCCTGCAGTTTTCCTTCCTCGCGGATTCGCCTCTCTTCTTCCTCACGCCTCTGTTCATAACGCTGTTGTTGTTCCTCGCGGATTCGCCTCTCCTCTTCCGCGCGGGTTCGCCTCTCTTCTTCCGCGCGGGTTCGCCTCTGTTCATAATTCTGTCGTTGTTCTTCTATTTGTTCTTCGCGAATCCGCAATTGCTCTTCATAATTAAATTGTTCTGCATAATTTTGTTGTCGCCCGACATAAGCTCTGCTAAAGGTTGAATATGTGGATCTGTGATAACTCATTTCTTTTTATTAATTAAATTTTGCGCAATTTCAATTTGTTTAGTTTTAATAAATGATTGCTGCGTTTGATCTTGGAATAAAAAATTTTGCTTTTGCTGTTAAAAATAAAGACAGTTTTATTCTATTAATAAATGAAAGTTTGGTACAAGACTCTTGGACTAAAACAGAGCTTGCCAAACTAAAAAAAGAGGACTTGCTTCGACTTACTCAATCTTTGCCCGAAGCGCTCCCGGGAGGTCGGGAGCGAGAAGTCTCTATTCGTTGCCCTTCGGGCGAAGCAGAACAAGTCGAATCTCTCACAAAAAAAGAAGATAAAAAAATAGAAAAAATGGAAAAAAAACTCAAAATCACAAAAAAGGATCTGATTACTCTCATCCTATCAAAAAATACTAAAACAAAACCAGATCTGGGCCTTTCTCTGTTTAACGTTATGGATAAATATAAAGATACTTTTAACACTTGTGAAATTTTTTTGGTTGAACGGCAAATGCTTGTAAACCGTCAGGCTTTGAAACTGTCCCATTATCTGGAGGCCTGGCTGAAGATCAACTATCCGGATAAAAAAGTAATAAATTACAGCGCGTCTCAAAAGACCAAGCTCTTGGGAGCAAAGAATTTAAAGACAAAAAAGGATCGCAAATTGTGGACAGTCGAATACACACTGAATCTATTGCAGGGGGAGACTTTAGAGCAGTTTAAGCAATTCAGAAAGCAAGACGATCTCGCGGATGTGGTCTGCATGATTGAGTCTTACTTGCGAAAGAAAAAGTAAATTTTTAATTTTTCGAAAAATTAAAAATTAATCACGAGAAGACACCGATGGACCTTTCATTCTACTTTCAGAATTGGTTCTGTCCAACGCATCGGGTACAGACTGTGTGCGCTTTTTTGGGATAAACACGATGGGAGAACTACCCCCACTCGCAAATCCACTACTCGACGCTGCCTGATTTATCGGAGGTTCGTATGTGCCAGTGACCGTGTTGTAAACCTGGAGAAGATTAAAATTGGTCCTTTTGGCAATGATTTTCGATGACACAAATATCGTGGTTTGGAATATGACGAGGCCAATCAACCGCACCTCTACCGGCAATTTACTTAGAGAAGCAGGCACGTACGATTTTTCTCCAAGCTCTATCAACATCTTTTCGTATTTGTTCATCCAAAGCGTTTGCTGTTGCGTATACCCCTCCATATCAAACCCGACCCGACCCAACACCAACTCGCACACCATAAATCCCATCATCAGGTAAGACTTGTAAGTCTCTACACTTGAATCGATGGCCAGATTTTTCATGGTTGATTCGTACGTATGTTTCATATTTTCGTGGTTGGACATCATGTTGAACTCGGGTATATCTACTTTTGGGTAAGTCTTTTTTAGGCGATTGAACTTGAACAAGAGCTCGCGCTTTCTATCGTCTTCGTCTTTGGAAAACTCGTAGTTTTCAAACTGGTGCACGTTGGGGCGGTTGTCTCCAAATGTCTTGGTGATTTGTTCTACTGGGGGAGGATGCGTTTCGGGGCGTCGTTTGGTAAACTCGCGTTTTTGCGACTCTGGATTTTTGTCGTTTCGTTCCTTCGCAGGTTCCAGTTTTTTGTAATAAGAACTAACTATGGACTTTTTGACCTTCCTGTACCGATTAGCGCGCTCAACCGAGTGCGTCCTTTCTGGAGAAGACTCCATTGGCGGAGAACTCATCCGCGCAGTTATAGGCTCGTGTTTATAGTATGGCTCAATAGAAGCGGACGATTCCCAGTTGAAGGTTCCTCGCTCGTTGGATCTTTGGGCTGACTTTTTGTTCGTGACCGAGGAGACGGGTTTGAACGAGTCTTCGCTCGAAACGACGTCCAATGCGTAGTTATGAATATATTTTTCCGATGCCAAGATTGGATTGACCTTTTTCTTGTTAATCAAGAGTTCCAAGTACAATTCTGGCATTTTGGAAAATCGTGGTTTAATTTTTGGCAGTTCAAACTCGTGTTCGACTTTCCTGACCGAGTATGTAATGTTTTTCTGACGCATCTTTATTATTGAGAAAAGAGATAATAAAGATGTCTCAACCTACAATTAAAGATTTAAAAGATTTAAATCAATCATCGTTCGATGCACAAATTTTAGATAAGATTGGGCCTTACCCACATTATCCGGGTCCCATTGCAAATGTTGGGGGACTGCGCGTCTTCGGACAGGTGCCGATCAGTGGCACGACGAACGGCGCTCAACCGCTATCTCTGGTTGGTTGTCGAGTTCCAGGGCTTGCCCCGTTTCGCCAAATCATTGTCAAGGTCGATGGTGGTCGGTGCCCAGCGCTCTCAAACCACTGCTTTGAGTATGGGAACGCCCGCTTTCCGGCCAGCTGCAGTCTGAACGAACGGGCGGGGTGTAAATATTGCAACACGTGTCCTTCAACATGTGGGTCGTGTAATCACAACGCGAATGTAATTTTTTCTCCATAGAAATTGAATTTGCTTTTCCACACTCGGGGTATAATAAATGAACAATTTTGACAAATGTCGAGAATATATGGTTGTAACTATGGATGGTGGAAAAGATCACAACATTAAACTGGCAGGGACAACCGAAGAGCCCTACTTTTGCGGAAAGGACGTGTGTGAGACGTTGGGATATGAAAATATTAAAACCACTTTATTTAAACTTGTTGAACCCGAAAATAAAAAAGAACTTAAAGATTTAGGCCCAAACGATCCTAAAAAGGTGGTATCCAAATTGGATACCACCTTTTTAGGTATCAACCGACCTTTAACTTTCAACGAAGGCAAGGCAATTTACATTAACGAAGATGGATTACGCTCTCTAATTAATGAGTCTCGAACCCACAAAAATAAAACGCTTTTCTTAAATCAGGTTGACAAGTGGCTCCTTGACACATGTAGTGGACTCGTCGACTTTTCTCATTCATCAAAGGGTACAAATTGGCCTTTGATTTGGAGTCTGGATGGTTTCAAGATTTGTGGTACCCTTTGACCAAAAAGCAGTTTTCGAATTCGAACCACGAAAAGGATACCGGATACGGAGCCAATTTTGGGCCGAAACCAAACCACTTCGGGCCCTGCCATCTGGCTGGGCCCAAAGTGGTTCGAAATCATCCATTTATTATAACACAAAATATAATAGAGTGGATGGGATTTGAAGGTCGAGACATTTCCGACAAACACTTAAGTTTCATAAAGGTGTTAAAGAGGAACACCATTCCGTATTACGAGATTGATTGTAACCATCCTTTCGCCCTCGAGTACTCTTGTGTGCAAAGAGAGGCGAAACAACTAGAACTATCACACAATCTAGATAAGAAAAGATGGATTTGCATGGATCCCAAGGACTTTAAGAAAACGGTACTCCGATTAAACACGAAAACGGCAGATATGGTACGCGACTTTTATCTCAATCTCGAAGAGGCGGTCGTCGCCTATTCAGAGTACACTCTGAGCTACATGGTCGAAAAGGCGACTTTGGAGAATAGGGTGGCCAAGTCACAACTCGCAACCAAAGACGAACAACTCGTTCTCAAAGAGAAGTCTGAGGAAGAGCTGAGCGCGCAACTCGCTCTCAAAGAAAAGTCGGAGGAAGAGATGAAGGAAAAGCTGGTTCGTGCTGAACGCAAAGCGATCCGCGTCAACAAGTTCATGAGACGCATAGTGGTCAAAGAACACAAACTAGAGTGGATCTACATCGCCACAAACGACCAATACGCAAGAGAAAGGCTATTCAAAATTGGGTCTACCACACGCCTAAGTAGCCGAATCGCCTCGTATAACACAGGAAGGGCAAAGGGGGTCGACACTTATTACTACGTTTGGGCCGTCAAATGCTACAACTCGAAAGACGTAGACAATCACATTCAAAAACTGCTTTCCGAGTTCAAATATGGAAAGAATCAAGACGTCTCAAAAGAGAATAGATCCGAAATGTACCATGGAATAAAGTTTACCGACTTGAAAGACATAGTTGCCTTTATAGTGAACAACTACGATGAGAGTATGGATTACATAAACAACTTTATCAAAACACGACTGAATCAGAGTATGGAAGAGGAGGACGACATTCCGTCACCGCTAAACTACAAGAAGCTCACGTACCAAATCGGGGAGCACACAGAGACAATAGACGTTGAGAACGAGGAGACAGAGTCGATCAGAGAAGCGTTGGAAGACATCTTGTCTAGTCTCAAGGATCAAGAGGAGCGCATCATTTCGCGTGAAGTGCTGTTAACTCAATTACTTAGTGTGACGAACGCGAGTAAGCAGAGTTTGTGGAGTCAGATCAAAGAGTTTACGGGGTGGAAGAATAGTAAGACAGAGATTGACGAGGGTAGTTTTAGGTACAAGATCGTTTACTAACATGTCAGATTATTTTTTAAAGGTTAAAAACCTTTAAAAAATTATTCGGGCGATAAGATTGATTTTTCAAACAAGTGTGAAACCAGGACGGTGGTTCCATAGTATTTGTATTTTACGGCTTTGTTGCTATGACGAAACTGTTCGATGGTTAAGTCACCTCCGTAATCAATGAGTAGTCTATAGCTGTTGGCAGGTGTAATTTGTTTGGTGTATCCAAGCATAAAGTGCAGTAGGCGTTCCGAGTCATTATATCGCGAGCCTCCCGCTTTGGTTTTGTTTTCGTGAATGTAGGCTAGACAACATTCTGGAGAACAAAACACACCATCAACTTCATAATACGCGTCTGTTATTTCAACCAGATTTGGGAAGGATGAGAGGTCTTTGTTTTTTGGAACATTTTCTTTGATGGTGAAAGTGTCAACTTTGGCGACTTGTTTGGGTCTATAGGATATCGGACAAAAGATGCCGATTCCGTCAAACGGGTGGTGGTCCCAAAAGCAGCGGACGTTTTTGTTGTTGGAGGTTGTCCATAGTTCTTTAACGTGTTTGATTTCGCTGTAAATTTTGATTTTTTCGGTGGTTTCTATTCCATGAATATTTTTTATTCTTGTTCTATCAACACCTGTAAAATCGACGATCGTTGAGGACCCGTTGTCCTTACGAGCGTCCAATCCCCTATTTGGACGTGAGTTGTGTTTGCTCATCTTTTTTTTTACCATTTTTTCCGTTTCTTAAATTCAATTTTAATAGTACTCGCTAAATGAGGTTTAAATTTACTTTTTGTAAACAACACTCACATCAATCTGGTCGTTTGAATGTTTGCTAATTCCGTCGATTTGGATTTGGTTGTTGAGAAAAAACTTTAAAAAGTGTGGGTTGGTAAAAAAGTTAAAGCCCGAAGGATAAACATGTAGTGTTATTGTGTCTTTGCAAGTTTCTTTAAAAACAAAAGACGGTCCACCTACATTGTTCAAAATACACGTGTTTTGAACAAGTGGGATTTTTTTGATTTCTTCGTCATTAGAAATCAAAACGAGTGCATCTAAACGAATTGTTTGATTTAAAACATTTCTAATCAATGTCAGTAACGACTCTAAACTATCAAACGATTCAATTACCAAAACAGTCCTATTTGGATATTTTTCTATTTTGTGGTAATTTTTAACCAAATCATCTTCAATGTGATTGTGTTTAGAGTACTGGAGTATGTACCAACACATAAAAAGCACGAGCAGAAACATCGTTTGTAATAAAACATTCATAATTTATTATTAGTCTATCAAACCATTAAAAATTCCGTTCGGTTGACAGGTGTAAGTTGGAATTAAAATAAAAAATTTTTAATAATAAACATGATTAAACTTGAAGAAACAAGAAATGATTTAATAGATATTTTAGGACATATACGACTTCGGGACTCGTATATGCTTCCAAATGAAACGTCTCCTCAACAGCGGTTTGCATTTATTGCACGGGCATTTTGCAACAGCGATGACGGGCTGGCCGCTCGTCTGTACGAGTACATTTCGAAGCACTGGCTGAGTCCAAGCTCGCCACAACTGAGCTTTGGCAGGACCAAACAGGGACTACCGATCGCCTGCTTCCTGCCCTACTTACCCGACACAACCCGCGGCCTCATTGACACCTGGGCCGAAGTAAGCGAACTTAGCGTAATTGGTGGCGGCATCGGGTTGGGTGTGGGAATCAGGCCTGCGGGAGACAAGTCGTCCGGAGTCATTCACCATCTGAGAACATACGATGCGAGCTCAACTGCTTACAAACAAGGTCAAACGCGTCGCGGGTCATATGCCGCTTATTTGGATATAAGTCATCCAGAAATTATAAGCTTTTTAAATAGTCGTCGTGCTAGTGGAGATTACAACTATAAATTAATGAATCTCCACAATGCGGTTAACATACCCGACTCTTTTATGAAAAAGATTTGGTTTATTTCAACTCTGTCAGATGTTTTAAATAAAAAAAGGGTGTTACGAGATGTAATCGATGAGTTTCTCGAGTCTGGTCGATGGACCGATCACGAGTTGAATGGATTGACCGAAGCAACTGCTCAACAGTGGATTGAGCAGATGAATAGATGGGATCTGGTTGACCCGCACACAAAAGAGGTTAAGGAAACGGTTTCCGCTACATGTTTGTGGGAGCAGATCTTGATTATCCGAGCCGAAACGGGTGAGCCGTATTTGCATTTTATAGACACGTCGAATGCCAAGCTGCCCGAGTTTCAAAAAGAGCTGGGGCTGAGCATTAAGCAGAGCAATTTGTGCGTTTCCGGGGATACTTTGTTGTTGACAAAAGAGCAAGGAAACGTGAAAATCAAGGATGTTGCACATCAGACGGTTCGCGTTTGGAATGGAGATGAGTGGTCAATGGTTACGGTGCAAAAAACGGGTCTCGACCAAGAGATGGTGCGGGTAAGTTTTAGCAATGGGTCTTTTATAGTATGTACACCGTATCACAAGTTTTTAGTTTTGGAGGAAGGGTCGACAATCAAAAAGATGGAAAAGGTTCCGGCGTACAGCTTGACCGCGGGGTTTCCGGTGGTTTACTTTTTTCAAAATTTTGTTTCAACCATTGTATATGTCACTTCGATGACAACCTTAAAACAGAAGGAGGATACGTTTTGCTTTACAGAGTTTAAAAACAACGCCGCTATATTCAATGGGCTCCTGTTAGGACAGTGCAGCGAAATCGTCCTCCCGACCGATGAACGACGAACTGCCGTATGTTGTTTAGCTTCCCTCAATTTAGATTATTTTGATCTATGGAAAGACAACAAAGAGTTTTATTTGGATGTAGCAACTTATTTAGACAACGTTTTACAGTACTTTATCGATAATGCGCCGATAAAAATAATCGGCGAGACTTTCCCAGATGAACGATCCTCCAATCGGGGCACCCAGGTAGGTGGGTTTGTCCATTCCACTTTGAGAAGAGCAGTCTACTCAGCCCACTCGGAACGCGCAATCGGTATTGGGGCATTGGGATTTCATTCGTATCTTCAGTCAAAAAACATTCCCCTTGAAAGTATGACCGCTTACCACCTTAACAACGCGATTTTCAAAAAAATATCTACTGAACTGGAAATGGTGAACCTAAAATTGGGGAGATTGCGCGGCTCGCCACCCGACTGTGTTGGAACAGGACGACGCTTTAGTCATATGATGGCGATCGCCCCTAATGCCACCAGCTCAATCATTATGGGCAACACGAGTCCAAGTTGCGAGCCGTTTCGCGCAAACATTTATAAACAAGACACGTTAAGTGGCTCTCACGTAAAGATTAACAAACATTTAGAAAAGCTCCTAGAAACTAAGATAGGCGATTCGCTGAAATTGAAGGAGATTTACAGAAGTGTTAAAATGAAGGATGGGTCGGTTCAACACTTGACGTGTTTAACTGAACACGAGAAGAGTGTTTTTAAAACATGGCCAGAAATAAGCCAGGAATTCTTAATTAGGTTGGCTGCGGCACGCCAAAAGTATATAGACCAGTCGCAGTCGGTGAGTCTGTTCTTCAAACCAAACGCCGACAAGTCGCAAGTGCACAAAATTCATTTGCAGGCGTGGTTGAGTGGTTTGAAAACGCTTTACTACTATCGGTCCACCAAACTACTGACTGTGGACAAATTGAAAGAAGAGGCCGAAAACACATGTATAGGGTGTGAAGGGTAGACTCTGAGAAGGCGGAAGTGCTACTGAGCGACGTTGGGTAGAACCCTTAACTAAATATTCTAAATAATAAATGATATATGTTATAGGCGGCTTTTTGATTGGGTTGGGACTGTTAAAGCTGTCAGGGACGGAGGGGATGGGCGCTCAACGTCGCGAAGAGGGCAGAAAGCGGGTCATCGACGACTTGTACAAAGATCTCGTATCAATGCTTCAATCAAAAAAGGGGCAGTTTATAGGGTTGTTGAAGCCGCTCAACAATCCTTGTATTTTAAATAATCTGACAATTGTTGAAGATAACGAATCTTACACAATTAACAAACGCGTTATTCACTTGTGCACCAAGTCTCCACGAAACGGAGAGTACTATGATAAAAATACTCTAATGTTTGTCGTTTTGCACGAATTGTCGCATGTCATCTGTGACGACATTGGACACACCGACAAGTTTTTGCAGATTAATCACGCAGTTTTAAATTTTGCAATCAAAAATGGTTATTACGACCCATCGAAGCCATTTGTTGAAAATTACTGTTCTCTTGGTTGAAAATTTTGCAATTCGCCAATAAATAAATGGCTAATAGATGTAATCCGTGCAGACACACTTCTGCACCATTTCCAATTGCACGCTCAATATGGGATATGAAACAAAATTCTTACTTTTGTCCGGATTGTCAGGCTGACTACACCCTTGATATAAACAAGTTTCCTCTTCCTGCACCTCCAAGAGGAAATTGTTTTTGTGGGTGTAAGCCTTGCTGTTGTAGGCAAATGTGCGAGGCCAAGCCGGCACAAGCACCGATGAACTTGAATCCGTGTTATCCACCGCATCCAGCTGTTCAGCCGGTCTTGCCTCCGGGTCCGATGCCTCAACCTACTCCGGGTCCGATGCCTCAACCTATTCCGGTCTTGCCTCCGGGTCCGATGCCGCAGCCTATTCCGCATGCGATTATTCCAAAGGGAAGGTCCGATGTCGTGCCAGTTCGTTCAACTTACTCTGGCTTTTTCTTTTATTAAATAAATGGATAGTCGTCATGTTGGATGGAATTTTACCTCGGTTGGTCAAAAATATAACAACGCCTATTTCGATCCAAGCGTCATCGACTGGATCAAGAAGGCAGTCATGTTCAAAACAATGGGCGTGTCAAATAAACCAATACAAGTAACAGATAGAGTCATTGTTAGCGTCTTGGACACCTTTCTGAGCAACCACAGATCATATGTAGGAGATATTCACACACGATTTCATATACCTGGCGATGGGAATTTTAGCGGAGACTTTGGGATTGTGCCAACTTCAACCCCTTTTGAAAACAACGATAGTGTAGGATTGAGTTCGAATTACGTGCTTAATCAGGTGGTAGAGTTCATTTCGGAATACATCAAAACAGAAGCGGGGATTATCAGCAACAACAAGCGGTTTTCAGCCTGGTCTGCTCTTTATGGGGCAAACGATTATGGTTTGCAAGCGCACCCCAAAATAAAGTTAAGGGAGAAGAGACCCATACCTTTTCAATTTAATATGAAATTTTAATTTTTTAAAAAAATTAAAATTAAAAAAATTTGCTCGTCTCTCTACTCAAAAAAATTTGCTCGTCTCTCTACTCAATTTGTTGTTCCAAAGTGAGTAATTGTGTTTTAATTTGTTCGTGTTGAGTTTGAAGCGTCTTTATGTCGTCTTCATATTTTTGTACAAAAAGTTGATACTGTTGTATTTTGTTTTCGATTTTTTTTTGTAGCAACATCTCAAGCTTTTTCTGTTTAGTCTGCAGTGCTTTTTTGTCGTTTTGAACTTGCAATCTTTTCCCATACTCAATTACACCACTCTCGTCGTTTATAAACGATTCAATCTCCTTTAGGGTCGTATTATACATCGGTGATTGTAAATGGGATTTTGGAATCTTTTTACATCTTCGATTAGACATCTTTTCAAAAAAAGTTTGCAGCTCTGTTAAATACAACCGAACACCATTAAACTTGTCAAATTCCTCTTCCTCTTCCTCCTCCGAGCGATAATAGGTACACCAATTTAGTAAAATGGCAATGCGAGACAACATGACTACAATGCTATGGTGTTCTGGTTTGAATGTGGCGATATGATCTCCTAGATTGACAAAGCTTAGTTGTGTATTAAAATAGTCGTGAAAAAAGTACATTTTGTCGTCTGGTGGCCACTCTGAGAGTAGATTCTTTGGCCGCGGTTCAAGATTGGGCGGGTGAATATCATATGTTTGTTTAATCTTTAGATCTTCATTGTCGATCTCGATGTCGCAATAGTCTATTAGGGTGTTTGGGTCTAGGTGTAAAATTTTTTTTGCAAGGATTTTAAACAAACTCCATTCCTTTTCAGATCGACTTTGTTGATCGGGGTATTGTTTTTCCATCTTTTTTGTTTATTGTATTAGTTTTTAAAAAATCAAATCAGACTTTGCGATAGTCTTCTATCACACTATTTGATCAGTGTCAAATGCACTCCATTTGGAAGTATGATTGTAGAATAGTTGTAAAACTTGTTGGGTGTGACCAATCTATATTTTATGAAATTGTTTGTGTTGTGAGCAGGTTTGATAGGCAGATAATTGTGTTTCAACAACCAGTGTTTTGAAGAGTTTGAAGTCCATTCGGATGATGGAAACGAAACAGATTGAACATACATTTATTTTCTAATAAATGACCCTAAAAATTGCTTTCGGTTACAAACAACACGTGGGAAAAGACACCGCGTGCGACTATCTGGTCAAACAACACGGTGGCGCCAAACTTTCATTTGCCGAACTACGCACAAGAAACGTGTCGCTTCGAAAAAGGCAAAGACAGACGTTTTGACAAATAGATTCAAATGTAAACCACGTTTTTGTTTCTGATCTTCGGTTCAGAAATGAGATGGATGCCCTTAAAGAACATGGGTTTACGTGCATGAAGGCGAGGAGCAAGATGTCCCGCGGCATGACTTGGACTATACAATCAGAAACGATTCGAGCATTGAGAGTTTTTATTTTCTCTTCTCAACTCGGGCGAGCGCCCCTCGTGAGGCGGTGAAACCACCGAACTCATATTTCGCTCGTCTCAATTGATTTTCAATCTATTTAACAACCCTGTAGCAAATTTCGCCATTCTTGCGAATCACGCGAATTAGGTCGCCTTTTTTGAAAAAATAAAAAACACAGATCGGATCATCCTCTTTAATGACTGGCAGACCTTTTTTGCTAAATTCAGCTTCGTGTGACACCTTTTGATGGTGTGGTACGATTTTGGTAATGTTTACGTTAAAAAAGTCGGATCGGATAATCTGGATGTTTGGAGAGGCCTCGCGGAACTCTTTAACATGAGAGTTTTGAAAACTCAGGCAAATAATCACGAGCTGGCATATTACATTATTTGAGGTCTTTTCTACAATCTGGCCAGAAGAATTTATGACAAAGTTCGACCACACAAAATCCCTTACAGTGTTTAGCTCGAACTTTGTTTCAAACATCTTAATATAAATATACTCGGGGGCGTGTCCACTCTGCCGAACGCCAACCAGCACACCTTTCCTCTTTTTGACTTCCTTAAACCCGCGCTGGGACAAAAATTCTTGAACAACTTCTATCTTCATTTTTTTATTTTAAAAGATTTTTTATCTTTTAAAAATCATTTAGTTGTTTCGTAGGGAAAAACGGTTTGAACTTGGTTGTGTTAACCCTTGGAGGTTGGTTAACCTTTGGAAGGTTAATCCCGAGGGAATTGAGATTTCGGATCTGGCAAAGAGAGTATTTTCCACCTTACTTCTGAAAAGTTATTTTCGGTCGTGAGTTCTTCATAAGAAAACAATCCCGGTCCAGAGTTACCCCACGGATTTACTTCTATCAAGTGTATACCAGATCCCGTCTGTTGGATACCGGTTGATTGTTCATCAACATAAATGTCGGCGGAATAATTTTCGTGTTCAAATTTATCAACAAAATCGGTTTGAAATTTATTTAAAGCCTTTTCGATTTTTTGTATGAAATTATCTGTAAAGTCCCAAACTTTGAACCATTTCTGGGAACAGAGTGTAATAATGCGTTTTCGGTAGACAAAAATTCTAAACTCAAACCGCTCCTCAAAATCGCGCCATGGTATAAAAAACATGGTCATTGAATCGTCATGAGCGTATTGAGAGTTCCATTCAACAGTTGTTAGCAATTTGTGCGCAGCCGCTTCGCGCGTTGTTACCGGAATAATCGCATTGCTGTTTTTACCAGATGTCATATTCGATTTTAAAAAATATGGTGGGGTCTTTAAATCTGGAATAATATCTAATTCCAATATACAATCTAAATAGCGTTTTTTAACACCATTAAGTATTGCAAGTGTACTAAATTCTTTTAGAATCTCTCTATCTCCAGATGTCAGTTTGACTTTAACAGTGGTTTCTGGCAAAAGCGAGGTGTCTGCGTCAAACAGTTTTACATACAACTTTTGAAAGACGGGATCATTTTTAAATAATGATGTATTATCTGTTCGAAGCAATTGAAAGGGTAGGAAATCCTTTAAATAATAAAAATCCGGGTGAATGTAATAAACGGCTTCTGATTTTTTTCCATAAAACCCGCCAACTTTTGCAACATTGCAATTTTTTGAACTTGTCACAGTTTCAATTTTCAAATACATTTTTATTTTATCTGATTTGAAAATTCAACTATCATCCAAATGGACGCCGAGTACCACCCTCTGTCTTCCACCCCGTAAACTCTTTGATCTGACTCCACAAACTCTGCTTGCTCGCGTTTGTCACCGTTAACAGCGCTTCGCGTTCGTCTTGTGTTCAAGACAGAATAAAAAAAAAGATGTATTAGCCGTCAATTTTGAAACAGCTAGAACAGTTTGATAATTCCAAGTGTTTTATCAACAATTCAGAAAACTCGAAACGCAATTAATACTCTGACCGACCCCCATTTGGAACATCTAGAATCTTAACACCCGACATATTAGCGTCAAACGGCATGGTACATACCATCGACAGATTTCCTTATTTTGATGGTTTTTATTAACCATTAAAATTTTATTTCATTGATTGATTAAATTAGAAGAAGTCTAAGCCTATCTAGTTGTTTGGGTGAACATTTAAGAGTAGTTTTTATATTGTTCACGTAAATAGTTTTCGTAATACAGTCGATTTTTATCTTTTTAATTACATGTGTGTAGTTCGGGGAAAATCGTTCCATAAATAGACGTGCAAGTTTAACGCGCCTAGACGTTTTCTTCGATTCATCTATCGCAAATGCTATACGTAATGGTTTGGCAATGTCAAGATATATTTTTGTCCTTTGTTTTGGGGTTAAAAGACGAATTACCCACCATGGAAGATACTTGTATAGTTTAATATCGAGCAAAATATCAAAATAAATATGGTTTAAAAGATTTTGATATGTCGAATATAACAACGAAAAGGTATCATAGTCTTCGTTAAACATGTCATCTTTATGCGCGGAAGCGTCATATTTATAATAAGGTAACATGGGTCTGGTATCCAACAGAAAGAAGTTCTTCTCAGTTGTGATACGCGAGCGGATAAAGTCTTCGACTATAGTCTCGGCGAAGAGCAAATCGCCTCGTCCAAGTTCATATCTATTTTCAAGTATACGCTTTCCAAGATGATGTACATTGCCCGCCATATTAGAAGGAAACGCAAGTTCGTTAATTAAGAAATTAAAGCGCTGGAATACCTTGTCAATGGCGTTGGTGTCATTTTTTCGAGTAGCAGCATACACCACTATAAAAGCAAAATTAGACGCAAGCTTTTCTTGATAATTAAATATTTCATCATCATAGTTTATTCGATCAGAATCAACAATATTATATGACTCTAATAACCTTGGTAATAAATTTCTAAACCCATTTTCAAACTCTGAATCAAAATTTAAAGTCCCGATAACTTTCAGGATTGGCCACAACCAATTTTCAAACAGTTCTTCTTTGTGTTTGAAACCTTCAATCCGCTCGTTAAGAAATAACATAATGAAACCACGGATGAAATCTCTTCGAGATTCAGGTGCATACAGATGGCATTCGGGATAGATTGTTTGTTTTGATTTTAGATAAATGTCTTTAAGTGGTTGTACATAAACGTTCTCGCAGGAAAAAACATCTTCCAACCAATGCAAGATGTTTTTTATGTAGCATGGGTCGGGGGTTTTAAAGTACGAATCCAAGAAAGGAACCGCGTAGTTACGAACTTTCAAGCAATCGCTGTTTTCAACTCTGGGATCGGCAAAACATTTAAATTTGTCCAACATTAATATAACTGGCGGTAAATGTAAACTATCCTGTATATATTTTAACAATTTATACCATTCTTCATCGTCATACAAAGACTGTTGATTTAATAATTGATCAAACAAGTCGCCTGAAAATAGTATACTTGGAGTCTTTCCGCTGAAATCAAACGTGGCCACGTCTCCGTTCTCAATAGCATATGCCAACTTTTCTTGTTCTTTTGTGTGCATGCATGGGCCGAAAATTGGGTCAAACGATTCAAAGCTTTTTTCCATCTGCAAGTATGGAAAATCATATTTACACAACTGTTGGTAGCAACTTACTAGTCCCAATCTGTCAGCAATTTCTGCAAGTGCACAGACATCAAAAGATAAAATTTCCTTCCAGCACGACCCATACACGGTCTTGGCCCATTCTACAAATTTTTCCAAATCAAAAATAAAAGACAGTATATTTCCATCTAATAAATTAAATGCCATCATCAAAAATATTTCTGTGGTTTCACGCAACTTGTTAAAAACTGAGTCGGTAAAAATATTGGGTTTCTTCTCGTCGAAGCAATCTCGAATTTTATATTTAGAAAACAAGAACTGCTTGATACTTGCATACTCTCCTCGCCCATCAGGCGTGATTGACAAGTGAGAGACTAGGAGTTTTAACAAAGAATGGGAATAGAATGGATCTTTGATTAACTCAATATCTTCAAAGTCGTATATTGTTGCATTGTTGGACTTGTAATAGTCCAACAGCTTTTTAGAGTAAAGGTGATAGTCTGAGTAATTTTGACAGACTTCGTTTATAACTTTCATTTGTTCTGATGCCATTTAATTTATTCAAGTCTTTTTTACGAAACATTCAATTTTCTGCATATGGACTGCCCAAATGGTTGAGTGAATGCGTAAGGATAAGTGATGGAAGTATCGTTTCATAAACCAGTTCACGCAAGAGCAAAAGGAGTTTTGCTTCCCAGAAATGGAGGGGGGAATCCCCCAGATTAAAGATGTTTTTAGGGTAAAACCCCGACAATTCTTTTTTGTATTTTGGAGAGACGTATACCACAAAAATAGGGATTTTTTATGGTGCCTGCAAGATGACCATGTGTTCACGATTAATGTTTAAGAAAATTTTCTTGTGTCGAATCCACAACCGACTTTTAATGCTCAACGAGCATTAAAAAGTTATTTGTGTTTGGAGAGAAAGATTGGTTTCTCGTAGTCGGGCAAAATGTAGTACATCAGGTAGTAATAGTTTCCCCCCGTCAAACTGGGATCCACCAACTCCATCAATGAGACGTCCTCGAAAAAAGGGATTGCTTCGTCCTTGTAAATATATTCAATGTTTGAATATTTGTTTGGTTGTAGCCATTTTACAAGTAGTTGTTTAAATCGTGGGAAAAAAGATTCGTAAAGACTGAACAATTTTAGGTTAGTGACCAAATTGGTGTTGTGAAACTCTTCCATAACATCTGAGAGTACCGCGTCGCATTCGTCGAGTGACATAATCTTGATCTTCTTCTTTTTCAGACACCAATTGCCCAACACCAGATAAAGGTTGAGCAGATCTTTTATCAAGACGCTCAGCTTTTTGTAAAACTGTTTTAGGTATGGATCGGCATGCCAGACGCACTTTACTATCGTTTCGTCGGATGTCAAAACGAAGGTGTCCCCGTACCATGTTTGGCCGTTCTGGTTTTGGCACTGCACTTTGTCCAAAATGTACACTCTGTTTTCATACAGTTGAAAACACGATGTTGGGGTGTTTATCCATAAGATTTTACACAACTCTTCAAAATTGCATTTAGCTCCTAGATGTTGAAACGAGTCGTTTAATCGTAGAATTTTGTGATGCATATCATTCAGATAAAGATTATGACTACCGATTGTCGGGTCGGCGTTGTCGATCGACAGTTTTTCGAGGGTTTTATAAAAAAGCGTGGGTTTTGCAGCAATCGGAATTCCGTGAGTTAGGATGGACGGGTGTTTATAGACCACTGTTTTTTGAAATGTGATGGTTCCCTCGTCCAATCCATTTTCGAAGTTGATAGTCATTTTGAAGTGCTCGGCGAGCTGATTTATCATTTTGATTAGTTTGTCTGTTGGCTGTGTAGACTCGGGTTCGTTACAATTGGTTGTGTGGTTTAGGGCGTTATCGTATCCTGTAATGCTTTTTAAGCACTTTTTGCAGGTAAATCCAAGATGACGGTGGTTTAAGCATCGTTTGGTTTTTTGATGCGCGGAAAATAATTTTTTCTCGTTGAATGTTAAATCACAGTATGTACACTCAAACATTTTATTCAATCTTTTTTCAATTCTTTTTTTCATTTTTACCGCGCTAATACGCCTTTTGGTACGTCAAGTAGCACACTTTCGCGGTCTTTGGCTTGCCTATCGTGTAGGGAGGAATATCTGTTATTGTGGATGTATCCACGATTTTGGTTGCTTCGGTTAAAACATTCTTTAAAAAGGTATCAAAGTTATTAAAGGTGTAATTGCCCTCAAATTTTTTAAATGGAATGCCATCGATATAAAAAACTATAAACGGAACGTGTTGTAGAGGAGTGCTTGTTTTTTGCGAGAGCTGGATTAGGTTGGTGGAGTCGGGGTCGTACACATTGACCATGCAAATTTGAACTGGAAAGCGGTTCAAAAACTGCATCACGATCGGTTTAATGATCTTACATTGGTCACAGTCATCCGTATAAAACAATACTATAGAATATTTACTGTTTGTGTTGTTTAAGGTCAAATGGACTACGTTATTGCTTTCGACTAGATCAAAGTCGTCTTCTTCCAATATCAGTAGGCCTTTGGCTGAATTAAGTGATTGAGTCATTTATTTATTAAAAGTTGGATATAATAAATGAACACGGCAATGGGCTTTAGTATTCCGACCGCTCCTACAATGTTCAAAGGAGAAGGTTCGGTCAAATATCCTGAACTACTGAGTGATTCGACGAATTTTAGGATCAAAAAAATTATGGACGACGAGAAACTATTACAAGACGAAGTTAAAACCAGAAACAACCTATGTAAAAAATACGGTCGTGTTTCATCTTTAACAGATGGTATCGAATATACATTGATCTTGGCCGATATAGTTGTTGGTACGTTGGCTGCGGCCGTTCCTGGTGTTGGTACTTTGGTGTCGTCCGCTACGTTTTCTGGTGTGGGGCTGATATCGGGGGTGGCCAAGATGATTCAGAGCAAGCTCAACGACAAAAAGCTCAAACACTACAAATTAAGCGTCGTTGCGCACACTACACTGAACAATTTACACTACAAAATCAGCAAAGCCATCGCCGATGGGCAGATTACCCACGAAGAATTTGAAGATATTCAAAAAACGATAAGCGAGTGGAAAAGGGGACAACACACTCCCACTCGTCAACCAGTGTTAAGTACGGAAATGATTGAACTGTTGAGTCAACAAGCGACAGAAAAAGCGCAGAAAGATCTTTTAAACCAGCTAAAACAGCTGAGTCTTAAAAAACAGAACAAAGGCGAGTAAATACCCCGGTTAGTTTGTTTTAAAAAATTGTTCGTATGATGTTCTTTAACGTTTTTCTGGTTGTGTTCGAAAAACAAGTTTATTCGATAAAAGGGTGTATATACGACACAAAATGTAAAGAGTATAAACTCTCAACTCGGGGTGGGCGCCCGAGTCCGCGACGAATCGGTACCCGTTCATCGTTATGCGGCAATGGGATCTGGTTCAATCACTAAATAGAATATGAGTATTTCCATCCCAGAATTGCAAATAATTCTTTACATATGGTGTGGTGGAATCTTTTTCTTTCTGACGTTTTTAGAGTTAGGAAGTCCATTTCATTGCATTTGTGTCCGTGTTTTCGCAAAAGCTGATACAAAACGAACTGAGCATTGATAAAGTTTTTTCTTTTTGGAGTTTTTGCGGACGAGTCAGCCTCAAGCTCGGAGTACTTGATGTCGTACGTTTCAGTCAGTTTGTCAAAGTCTTCTAGTAACGAGTCTTCTAGATACTCGATGTTGTCGCATGGTTGATTTGTAAGCGTGTGGTGAATTAAGACGATGTCGTCGTAAAACTTTTTTACGTCTTTCGATTCCAACTCTTTCAGAATCTCGAGCACGTTCATCCGCGTAACGCGCTCGAATCTTATATTTCGCGGGATGCTGCAGTCCGCGCTGATCAGCGAACGCTCGATTAGTTTGGTCTCCACTATCGTGTAAATCTCGTCTGGAATATGAGTCTTTTGTTTGCCCTGATATTGGATGATACAATCCCTGAAATGCACTTTTCTGTTATAAGTGTATTTGCTTGCCATGTTGACCCGTCCAACGTCTGAAAACGACGAGATGTTCGAAATGAGTGACTGTTCCGTGGAACAGATGGCGCAAACAGCTCTGTCTTCGTCTTTGATGAATTCGGTTTTGTTTCCGCAGATACACGGTGGCGGGCTTGTCTTTGGAGTGTTGATTTCTGGAATTGTAATGTATTCAAAGTTTTTTAAGATGCTGTAGTCCTTAATTTTCAGGATAAATTCTCTTTGCAGTTCAGCTTTTTTTAAATCGTGTTCTTTTAAAGTTTTTCTGTTTGTATTAAAGAACGGAATGACCATTGATTGTCTGTTTAAGTTATGATATCGTTCTATGAGAGGTAAAACATCTGCGTTGAAAAACTGTAAATTTTTATAATCTTCTAGTTTTGAGACCAAGTTATCTTTTAGATTGTTTAAAAGATACAAAATTCTGGGACGTAGATTAAAAGATCCATTTAGTAGCTTATTGATTTGAATAAGCTGATTTTCAACTAGCGTAACATTATTATACTCGATTTCGATAAATTGTTGTATTTTAGAATTTAAATCTAAAATATCAATGTTTTGTTTAACCTTCGATTTGGACATTTGTTTGTTTATTTATGTATTTAAACGTTTAAATAGTTGTTTTTTCAAATTTGTGGGTTTTTTGAACTTTGAATCAGATTTTAAATTTTTAAATTGGTGGATTTTGTAACTTGATAAAATTGAAGAAAACTATTTAAAAAGATGTTAAAAAAATACGTTAATAAAATGACTCAACAAACCAAAAAAATAATTGGAATTACAGAACAACGGTTTATTTCCAAAATTTCTGTTACATCACAAGAACTACACAACATGTTGTGTAGTAAGCTTCCAAAATGTAAAATTTCCTTTAATTTGATGTTAATAACATCAGACGAAAAAATTTTAATATTGGAAAGAACTCAATCATTTCACTATTTAAAATTTCGGAAAAGCAAAGACGAAAAACTTTTACCCTCTCTTTACCCAGAAGAAGTTCGATCTCTGGGCATAACACCTAATTCGTGTCCTCTAAAAAACATTTACATTTTTCCAGGTGGACACCCCAAAGTAAACGAAACCGTCTTATTAACTCTATTAAGAGAATTTCAAGAAGAAACATCCATTAATATAAATGCCAACGAACTAAAGTTTAACCAAACGTGTTTTTTCAATGTAAACATTTATGATTTTTTGATCCAAAAAAATTTTATTAATCTTATTTTTCCAACTAGAATAAACATGTCAAGTTGTGAATTGGCTAAAAAATTCAAAACAACCAGACACACTCGCAATCCGCGTTTCATAAACATGTCCAGCAAAAACACGTTTCTAAATTTTTTACTAATACAATCATTAATGATACGGTAACGATTTTAATGTTCAAAGAACATTAAAATTTCTGTTTCTCATTTAAAAATTTTTGCAGTCCATATGCGTTAACCCCTAAAAGAACCAATAAAATTAAAGACAGTATTTTATGATGCCATAAAACCTCGCGAGATGGTTTAAACAAAAGAAGAGCAACTAACAACCCCGCAAATACGAACAGCAAATAGTTTTTGTTTAGCGGAGGGAAAACCGGCGGCACAATGGGTGGATTCGGAGTCGGCTGTGGCATGGGCTGAGGCGGCACAATGGGTGGCTTCGGAGTCGGCTGTGGCATGGGCTGAGGCGGCACAATGGGTGGCTTCGGAGTCGGCTGTGGCGGCACAATGGGTGGCTTCGGAGTCGGCTGAGGCGGCACAATGGGTGGCTTCGGAGTCGGCTGAGGCGGCACAATGGGTGGCTTCGGAGTCGGCTGAGGCGGCACAATGGGTGGCTTCGGAGTCGGTTGAAATACACAATTAACGTCGTTTTTTATGTTATCGATGGTTACGTCGCGATCTTTTACAATGTTGTAAATAACGTCACAGAAGTTGTCAGGGCACGACGGGGTTTCGACATCCGTGGTCTGCAAATACGACTGTGGATTGGCGCAGGGCGTGTACCAACACCCGTCATTGATGACCTTTCCCACCTTGAGACTTTTATAAACGTCTTGTTGCGCTCTGTTGACGCATTTACAGTCAGGTGTGTTGTTAATCGTGCAGTAGTTTTGAACTACCGTATCTTGAATAGCTTTGGGTTGTTGGTTGAACCAGCCGCGACACAATTCGCCGTCTTTTCCTGTAGATTTAAGTCTGGAACACTTTGTCATGCTTTTTCCGGTATCTGGATCGGTGATACAGGTGCTTGATGACTGTTGACAGTAGTTGGCAACGATGGCGTTGTAATCGCCGTGGATCCCGAAAGTTTGTTTAAAGTTGTCGATTTGGTCCATGGTGTTGATTTTGTCAACGGCAAAGACGCACCGTAGATTCGGGCCTTTGCCGTTCCACGTAACGTGAGTCACGGGGTCTCTCTGGTGAGAGTCTATCCCGATGAAACACTCCTTTGGGTCTGGTTTGGCGCACTGTCGTTTATTGGGGCACGTAAAACAGCAGGCCTCATGACCATACTCCCAGTCAGCCATTCCATCTGTCTGATCGCACTGTCTGTTCGAAGTAAATGCCGTGCAGGAAAAACAGTCACATGGCTGCCCCGTATCATAAGATGTCTTGGTGGACTTTTGAACTTTGAAGCCATTTACAATAGAAGTCATTTATTAATGTTGTTATGCAATATCAAAACTCTTCATACGTGTTATCTTGTATCAAGCAAATCCGACGGTAGCGAATTTAATAGTTCAATTTGAGCATCTACGGTACAACATGTATTTAAAGAAGCAATGATCTCTGTGTCTTCTAAATCAAAAGAAACAACACACTTTTCGACGCAGTCAAACACCACTATATTATCGTTGGGCTCAAATTTGTGTGGTTTGGTCGGTTGAAAGATCTGCTCGAGTTTTACCATCGTTTCCCAACGCGTCAGCGGAATCTCAAACAACTCACTGTGTCGACGCGTTTCATGATGTAAAATGATTTCTACATAGTCGGAAAGTTCCACTATAGAGCTTAAAAACTTGGAATAGTTCATTTCGACGTTAATAAAGGCACCAAACATGTCAAAAATGTCAAATAGTTTTAATTTAAACTGTCTATCAATAGTTTCTGGTGTGATGTTTTGATCTAATAGATTGTTTGTGGTTTGGAATATTTTTTTCAAGATATTCAACTTGTCGTCCACGACAGTGTCTGGAAACCATTTTTCAATACATGTCCATTCGGACAAAAAAGTTTCAACTGCCGATTCCCACCGGGAATCAGACACATTCTCCCTTTCAACATTTTCTTCAAGAGGAAGTTTAATCAACAAGCTAAACAAATCTATAAAAGTATCCGATTCTTTATAAATAAAACTATTACCATACCCAAGCTTTTTAATGGTTTTGAGCAACTTATTAGACACAATGCGTGCGGCACTAAGCGCTGAAGATTTGATCCAGCCTGTTTCTTTGTCCAATTTAAAGGTGATATTTGGGGATTTTAAAAACAAACTGTCCGCAACGATTTTAATCTTAGATGGACATGTGTCGAATGAGGCCAATCTAACTAAAAGCGTTTTAAAATCAGTCAACTCATCGTACATAAATGAAGTATATCCCTTATTAGTAAAGAAAAAACTGTTTTTATACGTGTGATTATCTAACCCTTTGGAGTATGCAAACCCATAATCAAAAATCACAGGAAAATATCCACCGGTGTAAATAAGACGATTCATAGTTACATTTTCAAATGAAAATCTATACAAAAAGAAGGTTCTGGTCAAACATCTCCTTAACAAAATATTTTCAAGATGCAGATCATAATGTGTAAAACGACGCTCTTGCTGAGCTATAAACAAGGCCAGGAAGGTTTGATACAAGAGCGAACTGGTCGATCCACCGAAAGACGTATCATTAATATATTGTAGCAATGTCACTTTAGATGGGATATACTCTATTATCGCAACATCACGAATACAGTTGTATTGAGAAAACGGATCAAATGAACTCTCTTTTACCTTATTTTCTGGTATATAACACCTAATGTCGGATTTGACCTCGTAAATCCTGTTAAAATGAGGAAGATAAATACTTAGTTCTTCCATGTCTTTTGACACTGTAAATTCGTGATCAATCAACGTATTAACTTCTTTTGCAATTTTAAATACAAAAATGGGATAGTTTGGATCGTCTTTAACAAAAAAATAATCTGTTGCCGAATTTTTGAATTTTGTTTTTGTGATCCATAAAGTATTGTGCGAAGGCACAAGCGACCCGGCCCTCTTAGCTGGTTTTAATAGACCAACAATTCCTTGAGACGTGTTTTCTGTAAATGTTTTATAATGCTGCAACTCCATTTTTTATTAGTTGTTTTTATGAATCGACAAATTTTCAAATTTTTGTTTAATAAATGAGGAACTCGACGCGTTATTCAACTGTAGAACAACAAACTACATTAACTTTTGGATCTTGGCAAAACCGATCTACTACCCGTTGCCAAGCGACAAAACTACTATTAATCTTTTTTGGTATTGTTAGCGTTTTGAGTTTAACATTGTGCGGATTTAATAATCTTGTGGTAGATTACACGACTACAATGCCAACCAATACAACTACAGCGCCAATCAGCGCGACCACGGTGCCTGAAGAAGAAACAACTCTTTTATCGGACTTGGATTACGATGATACAACAACCAACACGACTACAGTGCCAATCAGCACGACTACAGTGCCAATCAGCACGACTACAGTGCCAATCAGCACGACTACAGTGCCAATCAGCACGACTACAGGGCCAATCAGCACGACTACAGCGCCAATCAGCACGACTACGACGCCTGAAGAAACAACTCTTTTATCGGACTTGGATTACGATGATACAACTGTCCAATTGCTTCGAACGCCCGAAACCAGACCAGGAGATGTGGTTATAACCAACAAAACAATTGTAATCAACGAAGTGAATAATTCGTTAACTGTTTTCGATTGAAATTTTTAAAGTTCAAAAAACTTTAAAAATTTATTTTACAAATTCTTCGAGAGATGCTTCGTTTCTTCCTTTAATTCCTTTTTCGACGTACTTTCCGTTTTTAAAGAGAAGATAGTCTGGAAACCCTTGAAACCCGGGTTTGAGTTTTGACACGATAGCTAACATTTTTTCAGTGTCCTTTGCATCATCTCCATCTCCTTGAATGGTTAGACATGTTATGTCTTTGTGTTTATCGGCAAATTTTTGAAATATGGGTTTGGCAGATGTGCAATGACCACAGTAGTTGGCTTGGATCATTATAACGCATGTTTTATTTTTAAAATGTTTAAGAGCGCCAGAGTTTGTAAAATCTTTTGATTCTAAATAGACGATTGGAGAAACAAGATACATTTATTATAAGAAAATCTGTTTACAAATTACACGTGATGGCTTCATCCACTTGAACACATCATTATTATTCATCATTTTCAAGTTGCACAATTTTAACTTTAAAATTTTTATATTTAACGTTCTTAGCAACATCCTTTTGTTTTAAGGTTAATGTATATTCTTGGTTTTCCCAATTTTCCCAGATGTCTTTTAACGGAGCGTTATACGATTCAATTGAATATGTTACGCTGGTTTCCTCAATCGACTGTAAATATTGGTCGATTTTGAACAGTTCCACGATCTTCAAAGCTGCGTTTTCTTCTGCGGCCTTCCGACTTGGACCAACCCCGTTTTCACTTTCACCTTCGAAAGTGCAACAGATTGTAAAAGAAGGTTTGTGATCGTCCCCTTCTTTTTTTAACAATGAAAAGTTAGGATGGGCGAGCTTCTTTTTTTGACAATACAGGTTTATTTTTGATTTGTTGTCTCTATTCATTTATTATGATTAAATTTTCAAAAATTTAATCAATTTTTAAAACAAAAAACTGCAAATAGAGGCAATTATCCTTTTACCTCGACGGGCGAAACTCGTTACCGATTCGTCGCGGAGCGCCGATCGGCGCCCAACGGCGAAGCCGTTGAGTACCCTTCGAGCTCCCAACATCGCCCTGTCACCTCGCCCTCGAAGCAATTTGTGCTTTAAAAGGTTTACATCCTCCATAATAATATATGTTTGATTATTTATAGTTTCAAGTTGTAATTGAATTTTGTCACACGGATTTTCAGCGGGTTCGCGACTTAATTTCTGAGATTGAACTTGTAAAGTCGAAATATTTGAATAGTTATGAGTCATTTATTTTGTTGTTTTTAATTTTAATTTATCTTTGACGGGTTTGTCTGTCAAAGCGACTTGTTTTAAACCATTAATTATTTCTTGTGTTGCTCCCTCCACGTTTGTTACACCTGCGTTGAACAAAATGTCTTGAACCTTTTTCTCTTTCTCTTTTTTACTCATATTCTTTTTTAAAATTGTTGGTTCAACCATCAATGTAATATGTTTGTTATTGTGTTTAAATACGACTCCTTCTTGATCGTGATTTTTAAGATAGTTTACGATCCGGGTCTTAATTTCCTGTTCGTGAAGTTTGTACTCTTTGATTTTGTCTCTGTAGTACATTAACTGTTTACACTCATCTTCTAAAGTCATTTATTATTAAGCTCTTTAAGCTTAATAACTTTACTGAAGGGTTTCGGACGCTCATACCCTGACTGGAGTGAGGTCAAGAGAATTAATCGTCTTGTTCGACTTGATCGGAATTCGAAAAAATATTACCAAGCTGCATCGGTTGTAACGCCGCAGAACCGCCAAAACTTGCCAACACACTCAATAGATTGCTTTCGTCCAAGTTTTCAAGAGTGTTTAATATATGCGGGATATAAGCTGGAACATTTGGATCGTTCAGGATTTTAGATTTGTAACGTCGAACCAACTTCTTCAAAAATGTAAACATGTTTACATTTTCCAATTTCTCCTGAATAGTCGTTATAAAATCGTCTATATAAATATCATCTGCATCTTTGGTTAAAATTGACCAGATGATGTTCAAATGGTCTTTAATTGCGTTTTGATCGGTGTCTGAAGCTTCATAAAAAATTGTTTGAAAATTAAAAGACACAGCCAAAGCATCCGAAACAAATGAAATACACGGATCAATCAATTTGTCGAACTGGTCGGTTTTCAAAAATTCTTTATTTACGTTGAAAAAGGTAACAAACCCATTAATTAGTTTGGTAGCCGAGGATTTTTTGTTTGCATCGATATGCTTGGAAATGTTGAGATAGTTGATGAAGTCCTGATCTTCTGTAACGGTTGATAAATCATTTACAAATTCTTTGATCGCATCGATTAGTTCTTTTGTAACAATAATGTGCGATGGGCTTTCATCACGTATCAATTCTTGGTTTAGGGATTCCATTTATAAATATTTAGACTGTCTATAGATTTTAAAAAACTCAAATTCTTAGATATTTAAACCACAATTTCTTAATTTATTTTTATTTTCCGTGGTTATTTTTAATCGGTTTTATTAGTGCCCAACGTCGCAGACTCTTAAATCCCGAGTTTTAATTTTGTTGTGTTAAATTCACATTAATAAATGAATTACGCAAACGAGTCTGAACAATTTGTAAGATATAGCATTCGGTACCAACTTTTGTTAGCGCAGAAAGTTGCCGAGGTTTGCTCTGCCAATATCTATGTGTTCGAGCAGAACGATTTCTTTGAAACCGAAACAACAGTCGAAATGGTGGAAGGGATCAGAACAATCGTTAAAGATGGTCACAGAGCTATATTAAGCATCGTCGTCAAACAAGTGTTGAAGAACGAAGATCAGTTTTTATACTTTGCCGACAAAGATGTCCTGGGAAAAGACCTTATGGGTTTATTTGTGCCAAAGGTGTGTCGGAGCAAAGACGAAGTCGACGAGACGAAAGAAACAACTGTCGAAGAAGTCGATGAGACGAAAGAGCTGAAACCTATTCTAGTTGCTAATCTAGACGATGTTGGATTTACGGATATATCAGAATTAACAGATACTATGGTAAAATTGGAACCGTATATTTAATTTAAAGTAACTTTAAAATTTAAATAAATTTTAAAGTTAAAGTTATTCTTCTTCTTCAACAGCATCGTATTCGTCGTTTATTTGTTTTAGTGATTTGATCCAGATGATTAGTTTGTCTCGTTCTTTGGTTCCGATTGTTGTTTCGAAGACAAGTGGTTGTGAGGGGTTTGTATAGACTTTGATGGCGTTGCTAAACTTTGTAAATTTTTTAAGTTTGGCAAAATATTCGGCTTTAAACTCGCCTTCAAATGGAACAACTTCATCTGTTTCATCGCTTTCAATCACAACCTTGCTTTTTTCGGACTCAAACAAAATACGCGGCTCGTTGTCGGTTTTGATAACAATGTTATATTTGCCGCTAATCGATCTGCAAAACTCCAAAAAATCAGATGATTTTATGTTCAAAGGCTGAACCTGATCCAACAATATCGGAAGACTATAAATTTGCGTTTCTTTGAGTTGAACCTTTTTTTCAAATTCAATTGTTTTCTTAGTTACTTTAATCCACAACTCACGTTCTTTCTTAATACAAAGTTCAAACATGTCAACGCTTGTAACGTTTTTCAGGTTCTCCTTCATGCTCTTGATGTTGAGGGTGTAGATGCCCTCTTGCTCACAGACGTAGTCCAGGAAGGACGTGCTCGAAAAAGTGGCCATTGTATGAATACTTTTGTCATATGTCGTATAAATATAAATACCTGTTTTTTTAAGGTCAAAATAAACTTCAGAAATTCCAATTTGTCCATATAAGTCAAATACATTTTTGAAGTTTGAGATACCTTTGTTCATTTTGCAGAAAAACATTTTATTTGTCATTTGTTTACTTTTCAAATTTCTATTTAATCTCAACAAACAAATTTTAACGTTTAATTAAACGTTAAAATTTTACTTAAAAAAAATTCTTCAAGGTTTAATTAACTTTAATCTGACAAAATTTTGTCAGATAGTAGGTAATGAAATTTTTCAGGTAAATCTTCAAGAGTAATAACAGTCGAAATAACATGATCTTTTAACGCTCTTTCGTCCCAATGAGCCATAAACTTAAAATTTGTTAACGAGTTAACAAGTAGTCGACCTAAATTGAGGGTTTTCTGCTCGGTGTCGGCATTGAACCCGAACTCGACGATAGAACAGGTATCATCTTTAATCGTGACCAAAACGTCGTCGAGAGATTTTGTATAGGTGAATATCCAACCAACTTCGACTTGCTCTCCGTACATTTCCAGAAACTGTTTTCTATCTGCGAAGGTGTTTGGGGGAATGTCTGTGTTATTAGTAACGTATGTTTCGGTGTCTAGAAATATCAAGACGCCTTTATCGTACAAATCTTTAAATACGTTTTGCAACATTTATTTTAGGATTTTTAATTAAAACCGCTTCAATTTTTTTCAAAATGGACATCATTCAAGCCAACCCAAACAAATCGTGGCATTGGGGGTGGATTAGTCTTTGACCATAAAAAAATTTAATCTATGAACCTTCCGTCCATCTGTTGCCACATTTTGAACACAGAGCAAAAACGGTTGTCGGTTCATCTAAAGACCTGGTTTGTTTTGTAAACGAAAATATTTTTTTGCATCCGCATTTTCTGCATGTTAAAATACCCTCAGATATTTCATACGGGCATATAATAAAATCGTTTTCTTCTTCTAACTTGACTTTGGCAAGTGCAAACGTCGGATGGTTCCACAACAATTGGTTTTTCTTAAGCATAGCTACTGCATCTAGCAACCCCTCTTTTGGTGTGGTTTCAGGATTATTAATCATACATAAAATCTCATATATTTTTAAATGTTGATCGTCTTTAGTTTTTTTTAGAATGGAATCAATGTTTTTTTGATTAAAATAAACCGACAACGATTTGGTTAGTTCATCCATTTATTTTTAATGGTTAATTAATTAAATAGAAATCATTTTTATCGAGTCAAATTAAATAAGATTGAAGTTTGTAAAAACTCGTTTGGTTGATTTGGGCTTCGTGTATCTTGCTGCTCAAACTGAACAACTTGTCCAGAGGGAAATCTCCACACAACTCGAAAATTACTGGTAGGTCGAAATCTGATTGTTTTGTGGCTGAGATCTCCCGTGAACTTTGTAAATTTTTCATCTCGTTTTGCAAGCTGCCCCGTCGGCGTGGTCACCTTAAAATAACTCTTGTTTGAATGGTTATTAGAAAATATATTTGTTTGCGATGGATGATTTGTATCATACAACTCAATATAGAAGAATGGATAGTCAACTGGATAACCACCGTTTTTGAGCAGCGTATTCGGAATCGTCGCGGACACAAGATTGATATCGTATGCGACCTGTTCTTGCTGCCCAACCACGGTTCCGGTGTACGATAGCGTTCGGTAGTTGTCTGTGGACTGGGACAGCACTTCGACAACATCGGTATTCGCCAAAGTGGCTGATAAGGCAGGAGATACTGTCGCTGCGAATGTTGTCGTGTCGAATGCCACGATTTTGGATATCTCGCCGGTTGAGAGAACTCTGATAAAGTCTCCTGGATTTGGCACGATCGGAATGTTGGTCAAGTCGAGTAGAGTTGTAGTGGTTCCGCCGACGACCGTAAAATTTCCCAGCGACGGAAGCTGCTCCCTAATACAATAGTTGTGAGTTGCTAGCCATAATGGTGGAATATCAGCCACTATCGTATGAAACTGGGTGTTATAACCAAGAATGGAAACCCACTGACCCAATGTTTCGTTATACAAGTACTTTCCCACGTACGAATTGGGCAGCTCCGATCCGCCGGGCACAAAAAGAGTGTTCGGAACGGCAGTTGTTCGAATTTGGATGACGGCGCCGACTGTAACTCCGCTCCCTATAACATTTAGGAGAGCGTAGTCCAACCCGCCGCTTGAGCCGATAAACTTGCTCTCGTCAATGCGAAATGATGGTGGGACAGAAAGTTCTGCTCCTTGGTAATAATTCGGGATTTGGCTCAATGTTGTAGCAGACACGATTAATGTATTGTTAGTTTGACTGACAACCGTTACAACAATGTTGATATTTTGCCCTGTCCATGCGACTATTGGGGCTTGTAAGCTTGTCGGGTCTAAGGAGTTTAGGCCGTTAAGCTGTCCACTTCCCGACCATGGCACCTCGAATGAGCACGGAGAGGGCCATAGGTTGCGATTGCGGTGTGTAGACACGAATTCAAAATCGAGTTTCATTTATTAACTGGTTGAAGCTTAGATCTATTGCTTTTCTAGAAAATGTATTTTTATGCTTTCGTCTTCTCATCACAATCGTAATAGGACGAGTAGCTGAGAGAATCGATCCGTTCCACATAGAAAGGGAATTGGTCGGTTGCCAGAGTGTTAATATAGAAAATCCCATCTTGTTTTAAAAAAACCAAATCATTTTTTACATTATGTTGCGTTTTTAATATTCTCATTCAACACAGTCCACATCTCGAGAGACGTTTTTAAAAAGTGCAACGTTTGCAAAGGTGTTGCCGGTTTATTTGGTGGAAGTTTCTTCAGTTCGGAGTACATTGGCAATATTTCGTTTAAAATAGATTTCGGCATGATTTTGGTGATAAATTTGCCCTTTAAGAAGAAGATCTTCTTCGCAAGCATTCCATTGGTCGGTAGCATAATATTTAACAAATACTTAACATTGTGTTTGTAGACTTGTTCAAGAATATAATAGACAACATACGATCGATAATACCCCTGGTTGAATTTGGTCAAGACAAGTGGATCTGTTTTAAATACGTTTTTCATTTGGGAAAAGATTTCTTTCGCAGACTTCGAGGTGTCGACCGTGGGCCACAAACGCCACAACAACTGTTGAGTTGCAGCAGATATAATATTTTCCCCGATGAACGGTTTTTTGACCGTTGACAAATTGTACACATTGGTGTCGGGCAAGTCGACGTTCGCGAGTAACAAGGCTTCGAAAAGATGGTCTTCTTCGTCTCCCACTCGTACAGTGATTTGAGGTCTGTATTCTAAAATATCTGCGTTGTCTGTAACTTTAAAATTTAAACCAAATCCGTGTTTAAAAGTTTTTAAACTATGTGATAAAAGAGGTTTGTTTTTTAAAATTTTATGCACAAATAAAAAACATTCATAATTGTCGTGATATAACTTATCCATAAACGTTAACCAGTTTTTTTGTACGTGTTTTGAATCGTGTACAAATGTGATTTCTCCGTTTTCGTCTTCGTAAACTTGGTTGTTGATGTGTCCTTGTATATCAATGTCAACTGTTTTATATTCCCAGAATTTTTTAAAAATGTACAATTGGTGATCGTTCAATTCTTCTGTTCTGATTAAATTCAAATGTTGTGCTTCTCTGTAAAGAGAAAAGTACAACATACCGCCCATAATGATACACTCGTCAGTCAAATATTCGCAAATATCTTGTCTGGCCTCGTTGAAATCGTGGTACATTTTCATGAGACAATCTACATACTTGTAAAAATGGTCGTCTTCATTAAGTCGTTTTAAAATTAAAGTTCGATCCGATTCACTCATTTTATTTATTATCTGTTCTTTTTTTAGTGGTTTCAGCATACCGGAGGTTTCTTCAACAAGAAAATTTTTAATGCTCGTCGAGCATTAAAAGTTAAGGTACCGATTCGTCGCCCTGATCGAGTGTTTAGCGCTTCGTTTGTAAATTTAGGTGTTTAAAAAGAAAAATTTTATAGTTTCAATATCATTGACCTTTGAAATGTAGGCGTCGTCGAAAATTAGTCTAAAATTGTCCATATAAAATACGCGGTCTTCCTTAGACAATGCAAACAAACCAACATGTTTTAAAACTTCGGTACACAACAGTCTATATGACATGTAATCTGGAAATGTCGGAAACTGGTCGATTTGAGTCATGACTTGTTTTTTAATTTCATCTGAGCTTAAAAACAAACGGCGTGAAGGTTTGACGTCAAAGTTCATGACCTTATTATACAATTCCTGCGATTCGGGTTGGATAATGTATGGCATGCGCTGTTTTCTGTGTAATTGGGTCTGATAAAAGTTTACAATAAACGTTTCCATTTTCGCAAACTCTCTCAGTACACGATCCACCCTCTTTTGATCCAGCTCTGATTGAACCGCGAACTCGAGGAACTCCATCTTGGGAACCGCGATGCCGTCATACAGTTTTTGGGCAATTAAAAATGTGCTAAATTTGTTACTTGCTATGGGTAATGGGTTTTTATAGATGCGTCTAACTACATTTAAATAAGAATCTATTTTTTCGTTGGTAGTTAAGCTGAGTCCCATGTCTAAAATTTGACGAGAGTTTGAAACCCAGTATTTGGAAGACTCAACATCTGAAGCGTGCGGAAAAGAATTAAATTCCACTTTATATTTTTTAATAATGGGCGACATGTGTTTTAAAAACGCCTCCAAGGATATCTTAGTGCCGATCTGAGTCGAAGAAACTGTGTCGTACTTTTTTGCTTTGCCCAAGAAATACAACGCCTCCTGTACATTTTGAACGTTGTTGTTCAAAAAATTAACAGTGTGTATTAAATCATTCATAAACTGATCGTCATGTTTATGATTCCTGATTATAAGTTCGTATAAGCTTAATAAAAGCATGGTAATTAAATCTGTTTGAAAAGATGGTTTAAAAGGGTCGTCATAGTTTATTCCATAGCTAATGTTTTGAAAAGTGACATGACTTTTTCCGTAATCGATCATGATTGGTATGTATCTTGTTTTAATCTTGTGCCCGACCCCAGATGGGCTTTGCCCAGGGTACCCAATCACGACTGATTCGGGCAGCACATTGATCATGATATTCCACGGTTTTAAATCATTGTGCACAAAATTACAATACCTTTGACCTATTTGAAGCGCACACGTTAAAGATAAAACAACTTCTAAATAAGCTTTGAAACTGCATTTTTTTAAAAAATCTTGAAATGTAGGACCATTTACGTATTCCTGTAACACACTCGATTCTAGCTGAGTCGGTTGCGATTGTCGCGACACCTGGTTAGGATAATCGCGCCATGTATATGAAATGTCTTGTTCGTCTCGATATAAAAATGTAAACATAAAATTTGGACATATTTTTAAAAGGTTATTTATAACTTTTTTTCCGATAAAGGCTTCATGAATCATTTCAATTTTTTTCATTTTGTCTATTGTTTTTTTGACAACCAGGTGCATTGCGCCGATTTGGTACAAAACCACCCGGGTGGTTTTGCTTGTAAAGATGGTCTCTATTTCGACTCCCGTCAGAGTCAGGCGGTTTTCGGGATTGACTACGTTTGTCAAGTAGTTCATGAATCCGTTCAAAGTGCCGTAGTTTCTGCCCTGGTTCTGGGGGAATAGTCCGCTTGTCTTGTAGCTTTCCGGCTCGTCCGCGTTAAGTGCTGCGTGTTCCACATCGCTCTGAAATAACAACGGATCTTTCACCAAAGCAGGGTACCGAGCATACTTGTGGAGCGCGACCAATGTGTGTTCTAGATAATCCAACACCCCCCGTTTCCCCAAGTATTTGTTGTGAAAGTCCAGGGCGTTCGCAGCAATTTCCTTGCACTTTACATCGTTCTGCAAACACCACGCAATCTGGTCCATCAGATTGGAAAGGTCGGTGTTTATGGGGACAAAGTGTACATACGGTTTTAACAGGTGCGAGAACCACATTGTCCACTTTTCGGCGCTTTCGACGAGTAAGAGACAAGACCCCATGCCGAGTTCGAGCGAGAGTCGGAATGCGGAGACGTGTCCATCTACGTGGATGATGTATTTGTAGTTGCTCTGTTGTTCTGGGTTTAGTTTCGGGACGAGTTTTAGGGTGCCCACGTCTGGAATGCGAAGGTATTTGGAATCTTTATTTTTTCTAATACGCAGATTCCAGTTGGTAATACCGACATCCAAGATATTGGGGTGTTGTGTGCCAAGTTTTGCCAATTTTAAGCGTGTATTGGTCGACATGTTGTACCCACATCCTGTGTTTGATCCTCTGAAAACGGCAATGGGTTTTTTGGTTTCCCACGTGTAGTTAAACCGATGTTTGTAGTTTCGGCACTTTGGAGGGAAAAATATGCTCTCGTCGGATTTGACTCTGCTCCAATCTTCGTGTGTTGGTATTGCTATGTCGGCAAACCTGTCTGATGTACTCATACTTAAGATGGGTGCGTACTTTTCAAAATTGAACGATTTGAGAGGGGTGTTGTCGCCATAAATGTTGTTGTAGGGTTCTGTGTGGTTGCGCGTCAACAGGGGGAAGTCTCGCTTGTTGACGAAGAACTCTATGTCTGGGATCTTCCTGGATGCGCACAGCTCCAAGAACATTGATTTGAGCGGAGCATAGTTTGTGTCGTTTTCGTTGAGGGGGTTTTCGTAGCGCAAAATGCAGTTGTTGGCATACCAGAAGCGCGGGTCCAAGTTGTATTTTGCAATGTCAAACCGATAATGTGTGTTGTTGAGTTGGTTTGCTAATATATGTTGTGTTTTGAAAAAGTTTACAAGTGATTCTTTCGAGGACTCTTCACGAGATGGTTTTGTTGTAGGCAACGAATAAGCCGGGTCGATTTTGATGAGCTTATACCATTCGTTGATATAAAATACTTTAGAAAACGGAATGAAACAATCCAACTCTCCATTCCTAATCCGAACATAAATACCTTTTTTAAATTTGTGAAACATATAGTCAAAAGTATCTTCGATTTGTGTTTGTGATATATTGTGAAATCCTTCAAATGGAATAAATACATTGGAAGAAAATAAATTCACGTCTTTGCTTCGTTCTTCAGCACCCAAATCGGATCCAATTTGGGATCTGTCGGAAAGGTTTCTAGCAACCCAAAACTGTTCAACATCTCCAACAGTGTAATATAGCTGGTGAAAGTTGTTATTTGAGTAGCGAGCGTTAGTTGGAACTTTTGATTTGGAAACTTTACAGTTTGGAGTGGTGAAATAATCATAGTTTAACTGCATTTTATTTACTGACTGTTTTAATTTTTTCTTTTTCATTTTTTTAAAAAAAAAATTTTTAAGGTTTTTGAACCTTAAAAATTACATTATTCCAAATGTGTTTTTCAATTCAATTATAAGAGCCCAATCCGATTTATCGCGACTCACGCGTAATTTTGCTCAGCCCCTTCGGGACCGAACACCATTCGTCGTTTTAAATGCTGAAGTTATCCATGTTTTGATTATTCAATTCTTTATTCATTTTTTGATTTTAAAATAGTTGTCTACACATAGGACATTTTCTATCTCGAATGTCGGGTGTGTTCCGAATATAACTTTCGTAACATAATGAACACATACATTTATGGTTACATTTAAGTTTTACTGTCGAATCATTATCCATGCATATAACACATTCGTCAGTTACGTAAATTTCGATTGGGACCGATAACCTTTCTAAGTCAAAGCTTTCCGAGTCATATACAAAAAGAAACGAAAAACATAAAACATGGGCGTCTGGGTTAATCTGGCGTTTTCGTTCAATGGTATCAATCTGTCTCGTTTCAGCTGAAACAGTAGCAAACGCCCGAGATTGACGAGTGACTGGCGCCGCCATTGATGCAAACGGTGCCGATTCTGGAGGTGCAAACGACGCCGGTTCTGGAGGCGCCATTGACGCAAGCGGTGCCACCGAATCCGCAAATCTGCTTGTCGCGCAAATCGACAAGCAAGATCGTTTAGACATGCAATCTCGCGCATCCATCGCTCGGTCGAACAGATTTCGCGTGTTCACTTTGGGCGGTGCCACCACTTTGGGCGGTGCCACCACTTTGGGCGGTGCCACCACTTCGCTGGTCAGCGAAGATGGAACGGCTTTTAGAACAAAGTCAAACATTTTTTCGTCTTCCGCGTTGGCGGGCTTCAGCTTTTCGTGCGCCAACATCAAATACTTTACGTCGCCTTCTATTAAAGAAACACCATACGGAACATACCACCTGTGTTTAGACTTGCCATACGATATTTCTAGATCTACCGGTTCATCGGGATGATAAACTTCAATGTTCAAATAAAGTTCGTTAGATCCTTCAGATTGAATAATGATTTGATTTTGTTGATTTATGGTTATAGGCAAGCAGTTAGTAAAGCTTTTTGTCTTTCCTACAAATAATCTTACGCGAACGTTATGTTCGTTGGTAATAGAAACATTGTCGTTGTTATCGAGCGATGATAACCCGTCACAATTCTGATTGATGTCGCTGACGTCGTTGATTGTCGAAATAAACTCTTTTGCTATAACATCTGAATTTTTGTCACCAACCATTTTAGCCGTGTTAAGTTTAGACCAAATATACCTGGTTTTTGCGCCGATCCCCAAGTCGACAATGTGTTTTAGAAGGGTTTTGCACATCATAAAACCCTTTGGCTGAGTCAAATCAAAATTGCACACAGTAAAGGCTTGAACCAGACTGGCCAAATAAACTTTATTGTAAAGACCGCTCTCCGACACTCTCGAATCAACAACCGTGTCAGAATACATAAACCTCGTCTTCAAACCGGGCGCGGAGCTCGGGCGCTCCTCCCGAGGTGGTGAAACCGCCGAGCTGTAAACGCGGGTGTCGCAGGTTTCGATCTCCCTAAACTTTTGCACAACCTGTTCTCCCCAGTTGTCTCCATTTTTCGATTGGACAAGTTGGAAAATGGAAAAATTGTTTAATAATCCAAACAATGAAAACGCTTTCATATCTGCTGAAGAGTTTATTGCAACACATGACATATACACCGATAGTTTTTTGTCGGCAATAATATCCACACATGTTAACAAAAAAGGTGTAATTTTTGTCAAGTCTTGAACACGTCCATCTGTAATAAATAAAACACATATTTTTTGACCAACGGAAGCATCAATCAGATAGTTCATAAACCGCTCGACTACACCTCCCATATAAGTACATTTGTCGGTTGGAGTCTGATAGTTGGTAAGCTTTTCTTGAAGGTTCGCTCCTTCTAGTTCCGTAGTTAAATCTTCAAAAACCAATATTGTCGGGTCAATCTCCAAAGTCAACATTTGCTTCAAATTGTTTTTAACGCTGGTATAGTATGATCTCATACTTCCTGAATTGTCCAAGAAGATGAAGTGTTTGGTAACTTTTTCCATGATTTATTCATGTATTTTTTTTTAAAATATTTCATTTTTTTGAACTTTCAACACTAAGAGTTCGACTCGATAACAGAAAGATGCATAAATAAATGAATGCTGTTCTGTTAATTTTTATATCTTATTCAATGGCTTTGCCACTATATCATACTCAACATCGCTTTGCGACGCCTTCGGCATCTCGCGACCGACCGGAGGTCGGGAGTGCCGAATCGTCGGGACTCTGCGATCAAAAATGCCAATCATACTTAATTAAATATGGGTATTTGAGAATTGAAGAACAAAATAATATTGAGCACCCCCAAAGTATTACCAATTCAAATATCAATGTAGGACTGAAAAATTTACAAAAAGAAGCCGGTCTAGAAGAAACCGGCTTCTTAAACTATGAAACAACTAAACTATTTAAAACACCGAGATGTGGTGTAATTGGGAGGATTGAGGAGCGCCCGAGTTCATTTGTTAAGAGACAAAAAAGGTTTGCTACAGTTCAAGGATGGTCAACTGTAAAGAACGAAAAAAATGAAACAGTTGTTTCATGGTCGATTGATTTGTCTAATGCAAATAAAATAAATACCAACCTGTCTTCGGATACTATCAAATCAATATTTGCCAATGCACTGAGCAAGTGGTCTACCACTTCTTTGCTTCATTTTAAAGAGTCGCGCTCGAACATGACAAACATTTCCATCAAATTTGCAGCCAAAAATCATGGAGACCCCTTTCCATTTGACGGCCCTGGAAATGTTTTAGCACACGCCTATTACCCAGGAACATCTCTTCAAGGACAAGTCCATTTAGATCTTGACGAAACATGGAGTTTGTACGATGATTCTACAAGCATGTATCATGTCGCACTGCATGAACTTGGCCATGCAATAGGTTTGGCTCATTCTTCCCAATCTTCGTCTATTATGTATGCGTGGTATACAAACCCCGTAAAATACGATCTAAGCGATGATGACACGCTCGCCGTAAATTCTCTTTACGGTGTCAAACCACGATACAGGTTTGGACCTATTACACCAACGAAACCAACGAAACCAAAACCTACCACACGCAACTATTATGGGTTGAAAAATCTTAAGCTTCTAGTTCAAAACTCTAAGATTTTTATTTATCCGAAATCATCATCGTTGTCTTTTAATTAATTTTTAATGCTCAACAAGCATTAAAACTCTTCTCTCGTCTCAACTCGGGCGCAGAGCGCCCTTAACTCAGAAGTAATCATTGAGGGACAAGGATTTTGTACCAATTTCTATCTCTTGTAATGATCGGTGTTTGTTGTAATCCTTCACGATCATACTTTATTTTTTGCCCAATACCAAACCCTTTTCTTAAACACTCTTCACGCGTTCCAAAACGCAGTTTGTTTTCTGGTAAACTACCAATACCACAATATGAACCATAATCTTCTATTGGTTCGTATTCCAAATTATGAACCAATACCGGTTCGGCTAGTCCTTTTCCAACTCCTTTCTTTAAACATTGGTAACGAGTACCTAATATTTTTGATCCATTTAATAAACCTTCATCTCGCGAATTATTTCCACAATAGATTTCTACGCGCTGAGAATTTAATCTAGGTCTTGGTGACTTAGGTCTTGGTGACTTGCGTCTTGGTGACTTGCGTCTTGGTGGAGGACCACATTCATGAACCAACATTTTATAGACAGATCCGGTTTTTTTAATACTTCTGTTTGTATCAGGATTAATGAGTGGATCTGAATGCCACCTCTCGCATTTATTGTTCATATTTATTATCTTTAAATAGACGGATTGTTTTTTATTTAATCAGACAGGTAATAAATGATAAATAATCAAAGTCTTGTATTAGTCTTTGGTTTAATTGTAGGTATTTTAGGCTACATTTATTCCACAAAAAAGAAAAACATTAAGGAAAATTTTTTACCTGCGATGACTTTTAAAGTCGATACTGTAGCAGCGCCAAACCAGGATTTTGCAAATAAAGGCGAGTTCTGGTCAGTCCCGGGCACATTTCAATCTTTGGTTGCTCCTCGTTCTGCAAGTATGCAGTATGGGTCGCAAATTCAGTACAATTTGCCCCCGGAAAATATTTTGGCATATAGATCAGATACTCCATTCGCAAATGATGGTTTATTAACAAGCGAAGGCGACATCATACAACCAGTGACATATGACCGGTTTATGTTCGCCAACAAACGGTCGCGACTACGCGAACATGGAGACCCTATTAGAGGCGACTTACCAATCATTCCACACAATTCCGATTGGTTTAGACCTTCGGTACAACCACACATTGACTTAAAACAAGGAGCAATGCAAGTTATGGGTGGATTCGCAAATGACGTGAACAACGAGTTGTCTCAGCTCATGGCTGCTTCTGCGGGCAATGCGCTACAAACATTTGGCGGCGTAAACTTCAGCGGTGACACTGGACTGAGCGCTCAGATGGGAGCTTTCATGAGTTCTCCAATGTTGTCGACTCCTCAACAAGAGTCAGATACAGACGCTAATCTGCGAAAGATGATGAGTGCCGCTCCTCAGGGGTCAAATGTGGTTCAAGGATTTGCAGCCACGGGTATGGTTCCTTCGATGGTCGTAAATAATGCTAACTTTCAAAAATTTTCAAATATGGGGCTTGTATCGCAGAACGATGTTCAGATAGATCGTGCTGGCGATATTAATGTTATGAGAGGCTAAAACCAATTTAATTTTAATAATCTTAGATTATTAAAATTTAAAATTTAGAAATGCGACATGTATTGCATTTTTTAATGTAAATGTAGTAAACAGTTAAAACAATGGATACAACGGTGAGTATTGCAGCCCATTTCTTTAACTGTGTTTGTTTTTCGGCTCCGAGTGTAGTTCCTGCCCCCGCAAATGCAAGTGGTATAGTGAGACATGCACCGCAAAAATTTTCTTTGATCACCATTTATTATTTGAATTATTCGTGTGTTTTTGTCTTTAAAAAAATTATCGCGATTTACAAAAGAATAAATGAAAGAACCAGAAATAACAACCGTTTTAATACATTCGTATTTTGATCACATCTTGAGAGAAGTTGAGCCGTTTTTAAAGTTTTTCAATGTTGAAAAATTTCTTACCGATTCCACACTGCGCGACGATCGTGCCCATGGTTTCAACTCGGCTTTACTTGAACGACTGTTTTTCATGGCCTGCTTATTATCTGAAGATATTACACTTCCATTCAATTATAAAATTAGACCAACCTTAAATTTTGAGAAAAATTTACAAAAACAAGATTGGCTAACAGAGTTTGAACACTTTTCTATCAAAAGCAAACAGGGAAGCGCCACTAAATACCTGTTGTTCAAGAAGCACAAAATAGTTATCAAAAAGGCCAAGAACAGCAAGTTTGATCAAATCACACATCGCGACTTTTGTGTTGGAATCCATTTGAACAAAATTTTAAACACAGCCCCCTTTTTTGTACGAACCCTTGGCTGTTTCGAACATAAAAAACAATTTTATATATCAACAGAGTTTATTGATGGTATAAACCTTAAAGAATTTTTAAGATCAAAAAATGGGTCGTTTGTTGATTTTTTAAATATATTTTTTCAAATATTGTTAGGGTTAGAGATAGCTCAAAACAAACTGAATTTCGCGCACTACGATTTGCACACCGACAACGTTATTTTGACCAGGACCACTTCTAAACCGGTAGTACAGCTTTACGGACACGAATATATAGTGAACGCGAACTTTAGACCGGTCATGATCGACTTTGGCCTTTCGTCGATTCACACCAAAGGATACAACTTGGGGCAAAAAAGCTTGGAGACCAAGGGAATCTACAGCCATTTGTCGCCCGGATACGACATTTACGTCTTTTTGTTGTTTTGTTTAGACATGACCCATTCTAAAAATATATCGGTTATCAAAGGCATCAACGACCTTTTAATGTTTTTTAATACCAAAACAAACATATCGATGGATTTATTAACCCAGAACCACATCAAATCTTTAAATAAGGGTGTTTCTGATTTAATTCCATATCAGTTTATTAAATTTTTATTGAAAAAGTATCCAAGTGATCTGGCAGTTTCGTGGTACCCTAAAACGACAACCGAATGTTTGGGGGACAAACCAATCTCTATTCAGTTGCAATCTGTGTTTAATGTGGATGTTATTCCGGGATTTTCGAAATTCAAGAAAGGTTTTATAAAATCGCTGCTAAACAACATTCGGACGTACTACTGGTACCAAAAAAAGATCGACCTGACGTCGGACGAAATCAAAAGCCTATTAAAATCCGACGAATACTATCTTCAGAATTTGGTCGACGATCTAAACCTGGTTGAAGACCCACTCAACCCCAAAGTTAGCATAGAGCAAAAATCTCTCTACTTCTACGCTTTAGACATTTACCATATTATTGTTGAGTTGGAGCTTGATACACAGTATCAGTATTATAGCGAGTGGTTGGAAAAGTTTAACCAAACTTTTGTGCACAAAAAAATTTTTAACAATCTTGAAACAATTTTATACAACGAGCGCATATTTCGAGCCCAAACTCATCCAACCAGGGAGGAATTGAGCGCCCAGTGAATCCGCGACGAATCGTCGTTGCTTAACTTTAAAGTTACACTAACTTTAAAGTTAACTAAACTTCTTCAAACATAATATATCGATATGGGTCTGGAAGCAGTGGATTGTTTGTCAATCCGATGGTGACTGGTCCGGCTCCTCCATATATTTCTTTGAGTTTTACGGCGATTTGGACCGTTCCGGGATTGACCTTAATAAATTCGGTGTAAACATGTGTTCTGTTGGTAGTTGCGAGGCTGTTGTTTGGAGTTGTAAACAGGCCTGGGCAGTCGAGGGTGTAACTGGAGGTGGTTACGTTCCAGGTGAAGAAATGTCCCCAGTTGTTTGAATAAAATCCTCCAATCGAAACTGTAAGTTTTACAATAGCTGGTGCTCGATTTGGAGCCAATGTTAGTTGAAAAATTTTATTACCACTTGGTTGAGTAATAGTCAATCCTTGATTTGAACTGCGGAACGAATAAACACTACCAAAATCCATATAATCCCCCAAATTTAATGTAATGACGTTAAAATCTTTTGCACGAACCAACAATTTAACAGGAGTCAAGGCTACATAGATTGGATTCACCCACACCCACAATTGCCCATCTGTTCCCATGTACAATGTATCTGTTGAATCCGGTCTATCAGTTGGTGATGTAATATTTGGGTCTGTTCCTCCATAAAAGGAAAATGGGCTTTTTAAAAGACCAGAATCGAAAAGCAAACTATTTCCCAAAGCAATTTCTTGCACGTTTGCAAGTGCACCAGTTGGATTGCCAAGTAACGACACGGCGCTAACTTGTTGAATTTTTGGGTAGGTTATCTTGTTGGCTCCAATTATCGGAATCTCCGCAGTACTTGTCGGGTCGAAATCGCCGGCGAGCTGGATTTTTCCCTTAATCAACGGAGTAGCATCCGGAGTAGCATTCAGCACAATTTGGTTATCTACATATTGTTTGTTGGCTGCGTCAGTACCAGCGGTTGGAAGATCGGCAAGCGTGACCTTAGTTCCGGTAGGCATATTAAGCGCTCCCGTCATCGTGTCACCCGCTTTCAGAACATATCGTGCATCTGTGGCTGCTTGGTTCGCTGTCACTTCTTCCCAAACAGAACCGGTTGAAATAAACGTTCGCCCATTATTAGCAGGTGTTGGGTCCCCACTAACAATGTAAATATCGCCGTTTGGCTGGGGTTGTGCCGGCAGAGCACTTAAAACACCTGTC